GGACTAACAATGTTATGGGTTCTTGGAGCCGTAAAGAAAAGTATTTTGATAATGGCGAAGCAAATGGTGATTATAATCCTAATGTAACTGTTATGGCACCACTAAATGAAGGTGGCATGGGCTTGCGTTCAACTTCAATGGGAGACCAAATGCTTGTTGGTACTACCAAGTACGAAGTTGCGATGATGGGTTTTGAGGAGATCGTATAATGTTAGCTACTGCACATAACACATATCTTGATTATGTATCATATAACAGAAACAAAGGCTATCAGGCTTTTGGTGAAGACTTGTGGAACGCTCTTAAAGAGCAGGAAACGGATGAAGTTGAAAAAATCGAAGTGTTGAAAAAAGAATTTCTTGACATGCGCTACAAAGTAGAGTATGATAAGTATGTACTCAGTGGTATTGCTGAAGGACTTACTTTAACTGAAACTATGCATTTTGTAGATTGGGAAGATGCATGTGATTGGGCTAGCAAAGTTACTCGGGCTGTAAAGGTTCCTTTTGTAATTTTAGAAATGCGTGGTCCTGATGGAGAAGTGGAAAACTTTTAATGGCAAAATATGGCCCTAAAATTTATCCTAGCGATATCGTAAATACAAATTCACATTGGGCTGTAGGTACAGTGTGGAATGCTGAGGGTAGTAAAGGTACATATAATATTGAAATGGTGGATAACGGATTTACTTGTGATTGTCCAGCATTTAAGAAATGTAAACACATAAAAGCAGTAGAGGACGGATTCAATGTATAAAGTAGAACAAGCACTAGTTGATTACATTAATGCTCAGCGCAAAGAAGCTGAGGAGTTTTCAAAACAACCTGGTTGTTGGATGGGCATGATGCCGTCAGCAACAGAAGTTGACTATTGGAGTCAACGTGTTCCTACTGGTACTCTTAAAGAGTATATGCGTATTCAATTAGAAGAAGATGCGTACTATCTTACTGCTGACCGTGTTAGTAAAGGATATGCTCGCTCTTTGGACTTTGCTAATTGGAGCGATAAAAACATTGAGCGTCATATTGAAAATTTATGCCGAGAGGAGGCTGTATAATGGCTCGTAAAACAGTTAAAAAAGTAGCGCAAAAAATGCGTAAAAGTCAATTGGTTGATCCTAAGTGGGATGGTTGTGAAAAGTGGAGTGGAGAAAAATTCCACAGAGCTAAAATTTCAGCACATTCACATTATTATGAGCATTACAAACTTCCAGATTTACAGGACTTTTGTTATCACTGGATGCGTGATAATGATTATACAAAAGATCAAATCCGAGCCGCCAAAGCTGATAAATCTCATCAGATTTCACACAATGTAGGATACAATTGTCGTATGCTTACTATGGGAATGCCAAACTTCCATAAAGCAGAAAATGAATACTGGATCAGTTTGCCAGGCACTGGGGGAGAAGTTAAGCCAATTACTGATTGGATTGTGCCACGTATTGAACGTGCTATTGAAAATGGTAAAGAGCATGTAGAAGAACAAGAAGCCAAACGTGCGGCTGAAGCAGATAAGAATAAAAACATTTACAAGCCTAGTATTAAGGAGTTAATGTTTGAAGCAAGCTGTCGTATGACAGATGAAATTGAAGAATTTGTTGATTCTTTTGATGCTGAAGATTCTGCAGAATTAAAAAAGTTTGATCCAGCTAAAATGTTACGTGCGGTTAGTGCAAAGGCAGGACATGCTCGTATTATTAGAAAATTTTATGAAGGTGAACTTGGAGAGTTTACTGAACTTAATACAAAAGTTTCTAAAAAAGACATGGATGATATGCGTGAACAACTTGAAGAAGGATATGCACATCTAAGTACTAAAGGCAAGAAAAATATGCTAGAGCTTTACAGAAAAATTGTTGATGCATGTGACATTACAATTTTAGAAAGTAAATCTCAACGCAAGCCACGTAAAATTAAAGCTAAGAGTGCTGATGATTTGGTTAAGAAACTACAGCTAAAAACTAGTGATAGTTCTTATGGCATTGCAAGTGTTCCGGCAACTGGTTTGATTGGGTGTAATATTGCAATGGTGTTTAATACTAAAACTAGAAAGCTAGGACTATATTATGCTTCTAATGTTGACCCTAAAGGACTACAGCGTGAAGGCAGTGGGCTAACAGTTAAAGGTACTACTATTCAAGGATTTGATCCTGAAAAGAGTATTCAGAAAACTGTAAGAAAACCTGCAGAATTGCTACCTCAAATTAAAAAGACTACCAGATCTAAAACTGTTAAGCTATTTGATACGTTGAAAACAACAGAAACAAAACTTAATGGTAGGATGAACAAAGATATCATTCTATTGGGTACATTTAATAATTGATTAGATAAATACTCGTACTAGGAGAACGAGTATGAGTGCAAAGAGCGATCTAATTAAAGAAATGGAACTTCGTTTAGGCGGAGGAATGATAGATGTTGAGCTTGATCCTGAGCATTATGAGTTAGCGATTTCAAAATCACTGCTCAAGTATAGACAAAGAGCTGAAAATGCAGTAGAAGAAAGTTTTTTGTTTTTAGAGCTACAAGAGGATGTCAACGAATATACATTACCTAACGAAGTGTTAGAAGTAAAGGACATATATCGTAGAACTACTGGTGTAAGTGCCAATAGTGGTAATGATATTGAACCTTTCCAAACAGCATTCTTGCAAACATACCTTCTTGGCGCTAACCGCCAAGGAGGATTAACTATGTTTGATTTTATATCACAACATAGAGAAACAATGGGTCGCTTATTTGGAGCAGAAATATTGTTTACTTGGAGACAGCAAGATCATAAACTCCTACTACACAGAAAAATCAAAGCAACAGATAATGTATTTTTACATTGTTACAATTATCGTCCAGACGAAAACTTACTGTTAGACCTGTATGCTGGTCCTTGGATTAAAGATTATGCATACGCTCATGCAAGATTAATACTTGCAGAAGCACGTGGTAAGTTTGCACAAATTGCAGGACCACAAGGTGGTACAACAATGAATGCAGATCAGTTACGTACTGATGCTATGCAAGATATTGATAAACTTGAAACAGAGCTTACATTATATAATGACGGTAGTGCAGGGCTCGGCTTTATTATAGGTTAAAAATGCAACTCGGAAAATATCATTGTACTATTGATGAAATCACATATGATAGAGATGAGCTATTAGACTTTGTTAATCAACATAAACACATAATGCCATTTGGTGATTACATGCAATTTCTTTCTCCATGGGAAAGAGAGTTCAAAGGCAAGCCTGGTATGAACGCAATTGCTGTTCAAAAAACTGAAGGCAAGGATTTATTAGAATATCCTGTCATTAAAAAATATGTAGATATGTTTAATTTTGCAGAACCAATAAAACCACGTGACATTGATATTTTGCATTATGATGTGGGCTTTAAATTCCACCCTCATACAGATCATTACATGTGGTGCGGTATAATGTTTCCAATATTACCAGAGGATGCTGGAGAACCAATAAGTTTCTACAGTAGAGATGGAGTAGAACCAGAGCGTAATGTAAATTATAAAAAAAGAGGTTGGACAGATGACGATATCGAGTACAATCATTACTATAGCAGTAAGCACCCTACGTTATTTAATGGAATGGCAATTCATGGAGTGCCGAATATTACAAGTGAACGAATTTATCTTAGAATAAAAGTGCTAGGAGAGAAATTTCACGATGTAATACATAAACTTGAAAACAATAATTTTGTTGTTGACAAATAATTAATAATTTAATATAATGTAGCTATGAAAAAAGTTATTGGCATATGTGGATTAATAGGACATGGTAAGGATACTGCCGCCAGCTTCCTATTACAAGAAGGTTTCCAAAGAATTAGCTTTGCTGGTGCATTAAAAGATGCTTGTGCAAACATTTTTGGGTGGGATCGTATTTTGCTTGAAGGTAATACTACCGAAAGTAGAGTTTTCCGTGAAACGGTAGACAGATGGTGGGCAAACAGGCTAGATATTCCTCACTTCACTCCAAGATATGTTTTACAAAACGTTGGTACTAATGTATTCCGTCATCATTTCCATCCAGATATTTGGGTAGCGGCTTGTGAACGCCAAATTGAGATGACAGACAAAAATGTTGTAATTTCAGACTGTAGATTTTTTAATGAACTTGAGGTAATCAAGCGTTTTGGAGGAAAAACAGCAGTAGTATGGAGAAATGATAAGCCTGAATGGTGGGAAACTGCATCTATGGAAAATAGAGGGCATAAGCAAGCCAATATGAGTGAAAATTATCCAGAAGTCCATCCAAGCGAGTGGAGTTGGGCAGGTTGGGAGTTCGATATGGAACTAGACAACCGAGGAACTATGGAAGATCTCGCAATTTCAACCTATAAACTTATCAGTTAATTCTGTTTCAGCCCTATTTCTGCGGTTCTCGATAAATACGTATAGAACATAGTTTCTAATTACGTAATTTAGATAAGGAGAATTCCAAAATGGCAAATCTAGTTTCACCTGGTGTACAGGTTAGCATAACAGATGAGTCAGTTTATGGTCCAGCAGGCGCAGGAACGGTACCAATGCTATTTGTTGCAACAGGCGCAAATAAAGTTGACCCTACTGGCACAGAAACTGATGGTATTGCAAAATATACCAAACCAGCTAATGCAGGAAAGCCAGTTCTAGTAACATCACAGCGTGAACTAACACAGTACTTCGGTAACGTAGACTTCCGTACAGTAAGTGGCACAGTAGCACAGGGTGATGAAACAAATGAATATGGTCTACTGGCAGCATATAGCTTCCTAGGTCAGTCATCAGCCGCATATATTGTGAGAGCTGACGTTGACTTAACTGCCCTACGTCCACAGTCAAGTGAACCAACAGGCAACCCAAGTAATAACACATACTGGTTAAATCCAGGCAATTCAAAATGGGGAATTTTTGAATATGACGGTGCTGATTGGCAACTTCAGACACCGGCAGTAGAATTAACTTCAGGTGGTGCACCGACATCAGCAGTAGTTAACGATACTTACCTTGTAGCAGTATCAACAACTCCTACAGAAACAAAAGTAGAATATTATAAAGGCGTAGGCGGTGCATGGTCACAATCAACGTCAGCAACATTTGCTCCGCACTACTCAGTGCCAGCAAGCCCTTCAACTGGCGATGTTTGGATTAAAACAACAACACCAGGCGCAGGTTTAGACTTAGACGTTTCACTATTCACAGCAACGGCAGGTAACTTTGTTGCACAGTCACCAGTATATGCACAAGCAGGTGCACCAACTGGTATTGCAGCAGACATTTATCACGATGGTACTATCGGTTCAGTACGCAACCTATCAGAAGGTGATATGTGGTTTGAAATTGGCTCAGGCGAATTTACAATTAAACGTTATGACGATATCCAAAGTCAGTGGGACGATGTTTCAACAGATCCAACAGTAGCAACTGGTGGTTATGTACTAACTGCACAGGTTGCACAGCCAACTGGTGCTCCAATGAACGGCACAATTTGGTTTGACGCAGATATTGATGAGCTAGAAGTGTTTGAAGTAGCAATGGACAGCGGTGTTCAAAAATGGAAGCGTGTTGAAGATGTACAATATTCATCAATGGCACCAACTTCAGATTCAAACGGCGGTTCACTAGCAGACGGTGACTACTGGATTGATTCAGACGCAGATTACCCAACAATCTACCGTCACAATGGTACTGATTGGGTATTAAAAGATAATACTGATCAATCTACATCAAGTGGTGTAGTATTTGGCGATTTAACAGCAGATGCAGTAACAGGTGGTAACTTTATTGATCCAGCAACACAAGCGTTAGCAGGTTCAGCAGATCCACTAGTACACCCAATGGGTACATCAGCAATTAACATGTGTCGCTCAGGTGGTACTGCTCGTCAGTATGATTCATCTCTAGCAACAGCATGGAAATGGCGCAACATGGCACCAAACGCTGCAACTGGCGCAGGTTCATTTGGACGCAAAGCGCAACGTGCAGTAGTAGTAAATGCAATGCAAGCATCAACAGCAGGAACAGAACTTCGTGAAGAAGGTGTTTCATTCCGCTTAATTGCAGCACCAAACTATGCAGAATTAATGGATGAAATGGTAACATTAAACAGCGATCGTAACGAAACAGCATTTGTTATTGTTGATTCGCCACTTCGTAAAAATCCTACAGAAGCAGTAGCATGGGTTCAAGGCCAAAACGCCGCAGAAAATGGCGAAGATGGACTTGTAAGCCGTAATACATATGCAGCAACTTACTATCCATCAGTTTATACAACTGATCCAGTAACAGGCGCAAGTGTTGTTGCTCCAGCATCACATTCAGTGCTATACAGCTATGCATATAATGATAATATTAGCTTCCAGTGGTTTGCTCCAGCAGGCCTAACACGTGGTGTTGTACAAAATGCCGCAAATGTTGGTTATATTAACAGCGAAGGCGAATTTACACCAGTATCACTAAGCCAAGGCGCACGTGATGCAATGTATGAAAATAAACTAAACCCAATCGCACGTTTTGTGTCAGATGGTATTGTTATTTTTGGTCAGAAATCACTACACTCAGGTGCAAGTGCATTAGACCGTGTAAACGTAGCTCGCTTAACAGCATACCTAAGAGAGCGTTTTGCAGTTATTGGACGTCCATACCTGTTCGAGCCAAATGACACAAACACTCGTGTAAATGCAAAAGGTACATTTGATGGATTTATGGCAGACATTTTAGCAAAACGTGGTGTATATGACTTCGCAGTAGTTTGCGATGAAACAAACAACACACCAGCACGTATTGACAGAAATGAACTATACATTGACATCGGTATTGAGCCAACAAAAGCAGCAGAATTTATTTACATTCCAGTACGCATTGTAAACACAGGCGAACTAGGCTAATAAATTTTAAAAAATAAAATTAGAAAGGGCAGTATTCACTGCCCTTTTTCTTTGCAGAATCGATAAATACCAGTGGAAGATGCAATCTTCCCATATATAGCTATATTGGAGAAAAATTATGGATGGAGCGATTAACTTTAGTACTGATCTTGAAACAGGTACAGTGCAAAAACTAACAACATCATGGTTATTTCAATCACTAGGTGACATCATTGAGCTTGATGCTTGGGTACCAGAAAATGTTATCTCACAGATTGAAGAACTAAACCAAAACCCGGCTAACATTTTTAAGCAGCGTCCTTCACGTGAAGAACAGCTAGCTAACCCAAAAATGGAAGGCCCAAAAGCAGGTTGGGAATACAACTTTACACCAGAAGGTTGGGACCTACCTGAAAGCGCAGCAGAAGTTGGCGCATTACAATACAACGCAGGCGATTATCTTTTCCCACATCGTGATAAGATGAGAGCAATTCAGCCAAATGGCGATATCATTGCAGATTCATTCCGTATGATTTGTCACGTTAACCACACAAACGTAAATGATTTTGTATTCATGTACGATGGTCAACCAGTTAAATTTGAGCCTCGTCGTTGGTATGCAGTAAACACACGCAAAGTACACAGTGGCTTTTCGTTTGTAGATAATGTATGGCATCTGTCAGCAGGTGTACACCTATCACATTGTAAGTTTAACGGCCAAACAGCTGAAGAAAACTTAGCATTCACAACTCAATACTTAATGGAAAAAATTCCATTCTTCCAGCCAAACTGGAATACTAAAGGTGTTGCTTGCGAACGCAATTAATCTCAAGAAAAGGGCAGTTTTCATAACTGCCTTTTTTTCTGAGCAAAAAAGATAAATACAAATAGCAGAAATTTACAGGAGAATTAAAATGGCTGTATTAACAAACTTTGGTTTAAACCTAGAAGGCGCTGATGAAGGCGCTACACTAATGCCAAAACTTCAATATCGTTTCCGTGTTACATTTGAAAACATGGGCGGTAGCAATGATGGTCCATTAGTAACAAAAAATGTTGTAAGTGTGACAAGACCAGCTCTTGATCATGACGATATTACTATTGATACTTACAACTCAAAAATCCGTCTTGCTGGTAAGCATATGTGGCAAGACATTACACTAGTACTTAGAGATGACGCTGACAGTAACGTAGTGGCTATGATTGGTAAGCAAATGAGCCGCCAAGTTAACCACAATGATCAGGTATCTAGAAGAGCTGGTTCAAACTACAAATTTAAAATGAAAATTGAAATGTTAGATGGATCGAATTCAGGCGGCGGTGTACTAGATACATGGGAACTAGCAGGTTGCTTTATTCCAGGTATTCAGTATGGTGACTTAAATTATGGATCATCAGAAATTGTTCAAGTAACAGCAACAATCCGTTATGACAACGCTTCACACTTAGTTGATGGCGAAGACATGATGTCATCTGGATCAGTTAGCAACTTACGCTCAACAGCCACATAATAACAATTTTTGAGGAATAGAGTATGAAGTACAACGCTGGACAACTGGTATATAGCCAACTTGGTCAAAAAGATGAACCGCAAACTTTATTACCTCGACAGAAGTTTCAATTCTCCGTTAGTATTAACCACCTCCAGCCTTCTGGAGGTGGTTCAAGTCTGACAAAATTAACTTTAGATAGAATAGCTAGCATGGATATGCCAAGTTATTCATCAAATACAACAACCGTAAATAACTTTAATAAGAAAAAATTAGTTCAAACTGGAATAACATATGATCCAGTTACACTTACTGCTTATGATACACGTGATGGTGATTCTCCAATAAGTATTGAAAACTTTCTTAGAAATTATTTTACATATTATTATGCCGGTACTATGAGTGCTGATGCTGATACTGTAACACAGACTCACAATTTAATTAATTTTACTTCTGATAATTCTGGCAGTGGTTTTAAATTACAACCACAAAAATATTTTATTGACAGTATTGTAATTACTCGTAAGCATTTAGCAGCAGGTACTTTTGATGAAATTACTCTTTACAATCCTATTATAAACAGCGTAGCTGGAGACACTTTAGATTATTCAGATAGCGGTGCTGTACAGTATCGTATACAATTTTCTTATGAAGCAGTTAACTTGATAACTGGTGTTGCTGGAACAAATTCAACAGCTACATCTGGAGTAGCTCAAGGTAACTTTGCAGGGCAAAACAGTGGATCATTAATGACAACTGCTCCATTAGTTGGTGTTGATACTGGCGATAACCGTTCAGGTTTCCTTACAGGCGCCTTTGACGCCCAATAATAAATACTTGTATGGCAGGTAAATTTCAACAAGGTATGTATCAACCAACCAATCCTTCAAAATACATGGGTAAAGGATACCCAAAGTATAGGAGTGGATGGGAACTAGCAGTATTTCGTATGTGTGACAATCATCCAGCTGTAATAGGTTGGGGAAGTGAAACACACCGAATACCATACAAACATCCACTTACTGGAAAAGCAACAACTTATGTTCCAGATTTATTAATGGTATATCAAGATGCAAGTGGACAAAAACATGCAGAAATGGTTGAAATTAAACCTAGTAAGCATATACTCGGGGAAGCAAAGACACAACACGACAAAATGCATGCGGTAGTTAATGATGCAAAATGGAAAGCGGCAAGAGCGTGGTGTAAAGAAAAGGGCTTAGGTTTTCGTGTAATTACAGAAAATCAAATTTTTAATAAGCCTCCTCAGAAAAAGAGGAGAAAGAAAAAATGAAAAAAACAAAGTTAGAAGAAGAATTTAATTTACCTCCAATAGAGAATGTTGAAATTCCTCTCGAAGACGAGGAAGAAGAAGAACTTAGTATCGAGGAAATTCAAGATAATATTGAGGAAGTATCACAAGAAATTACAATTGCAGATAAAATTGATACTGCATTACCAGTAGTAATAGGGCTTGAGCAACTAGATAAAGAAATGGATGACTATGCTGATCAAGCAATGAAAACATTTGAGGATTTATGTGACTTAGGAAAAAATGTAGAAGATAGACACGCCGCCCCAATATATGATAGTGCAAGCAAAATGATATCAGCGGCTCTACAGGCAAAACAAGCCAAAATGGATAAAAAATTAAAAATGATTGAGTTACAAATGAGACAACGTAAACTTGATTTAGACACACGTAAAGTGGATGCTTCATTAAAAGATAAAGAAGGCGATCCAGAAGAAATAGAAGGAAAATTCCTAGGAGACAGGACTTCCATGCTTTCTGAAATTGTAGCCAAAATGAAAGAAAACGATAAATAGTATTAATACAGGAGACGTATCACCATGAAAACATTTTCACAATATCTGACTGAAGGCAAGAAGTCATGGAAGTTTTTTATTAAAACTGTTCAGAAACTTTCAGATGACCAATGTGATCGCATTGAGAAGCACTTACTAAAATATGATTCAACAGGACTTAGTGCTGAGAAGAAAACAATGCTACAAGCACAACCAAAAGACTTTCCTAATCATAGAGGTTATGAAGTTTTTATGTATGAATTTGACACAAACTTACCAGTTAGTGCATTTCAAATTAAAAACGAAATACAGAATATGTTAGGTTTATCTGATGGCGTGTTTAAAGTAAGAGGCGAACACGAAGTAGATAACGATGTTGAAGAAGAAAAAAATAAAGAAAGTTTATTGTCAGATGAAAAATATAGTGAAGCTGAAAAAGTAAATTCAGATGATTTTTATGGTGAAAAATATAACACTAGCTTTGTAAATGAATTACTGAAGCTACGAAAAGACAAGGAAAAAGATAATGAATGATTTAGAAAGAATCTTAGATCTTGCAGGTCTTGGCGATCAAAACGTAGCTGAGGATGCAATGGAGAAAAAGCAAGTATGTAAAGATTGTGGTGATGAATTTGGCCACCCAACAACAGATTGTGAAAACAGCGCATATGACAAAGATGGCGATCATTGGATTGAAATCGACGTAGACGGTGACGGCGACACAGACATCAAAGTAGCCCGTGACATGAAAGAAGATGATATGGAAGAAGCAGTAGGCGATGCCGCTGAATGTTTTTATAATATGCAAGATGATTTTGCAGGTGGCGAAGCAGATGGCGCACACAAAGTTCTTATTGATGAACTAGTACGCTATCTAAGCGGCGACCAACTTGAAGACTTTTGTGATGACTTTAAAAGACATCACGACATGGGCATGGACGAAGCAGACATTGACGAAGCAGATATTGAAGAAAATGCATTTAACCAAGCAGCGGCTGCGGCAGCAAGAGCTGGTAAAGATACATTTGAGTTTGGTGGAAAAACACATAAAACTACAATGAAAAAAGATACTGCACACAAGCTAGATGATGATGTTCAAATGGAATCATGTGGCTCTTGTGGTTGCGATCTAAAAAATCCAACACCAGGATGTGAATGTGACTCACACAAAAAAGAATCAGTTGATGAATCTCCAACAATGGACACCACACAACTAGTAACACTACTTAAAAATTCAGGTTTAAGCGAAGAAGCTATTGCTGAGAAATTAGACGAATGGGCAAACACACCAGAAGGAGTTGGCGAAGTAGATCCAACTTCACATGGCGATGCATATGATTTTGCACAAGGCGTTAACCTAAGTCTTAAAAAGTATTTAGATGCAGAAGACATGAAAGTAGGCTTAAAAGAGCATACTGTGGAAAGTCTTAAAGAAGCATATCAAAGACATAAAGAATAAGCTCTACCCCCGAGCTTTGGCCCCCCAGGCAGTGAACGGTACAGTTTCTAACTGTGCCGTTTTTGCTTTATAAATAGATATATGAATCCTATAATATCATATCAAGACAAATATGGACAAACTATAGATTTTCACATAAAAGATGGACACAATAAATTTTGTGTTAATGTAAGTGGAGGTGCTGATAGCGCATGCTTGATGTATCTTTTAATAAAATATTGTCAAAAATATATTCCCGATGCAGAAATATATGTAATAACATGTGCAAACGTAGTAAAGGGATGGTATAATGCTAGGGTATCTAGCGTAGTTATAGATAGACTATTACAACTTACACGTACAGATATGATAAAAGGACATTATACTTATTTTGCAGATGATCAAATTAGAACTGAACTAAATAACTTTGAAGAGACTATATATAAATTATATGGTACTACTTACTTTATACATGGTACAACACAAAATCCAGATCGGAGTGTTGTTTTAACCCGCAGTGGCGGACATACACAGCGTGATAATGGACATAATAGACCAATACTCCGATCAAATTACATGTTTGGAAATGAGGAAACATACAGATACATGCCTTTTATGCATGTAGATAAACGAATGATTTCTCATCTATATAAGGAAAAGGATTTACTTACCGAACTATTACCTTACACTCGAAGCTGTGAACAGCATAGAGATGAAAACAAAGAAAATCCATGGATGTCTACGCCATGTGGCGAGTGTTGGTGGTGCCGTGAAAGAGAATGGGCTTTTAGAAGATGAGTACAGCAGATACAAAATTAACCAAATCACCGTATCTTCAGGAAAAATATACGCCAGAGCAACTTGAAGAACTTGCAAAGTGTTTACAAGATCCTAAATATTTTATTGAAGAATATTGTTGGATTCAACACCCAACTAAAGGACGTATGAAATTTAAACTGTTTGGATATCAACGTGAGCTTATAGACAGTTATCACAATTTTCGATATAGTATTGCTCTTATTTCTCGACAGATGGGAAAGTCAACAGCGGCTGGTGCATACTTACTTTGGTATAGTATGTTTATGCAAGACCAAACTATTCTAATTGCGGCTCATAAATTTAGTGGTGCCCAGGAAATTATGTCACGTATCAGATTCAGTTATGAACTTTTACCAGACTTTATTAGAGCAGGTGTTACAAGTTATAACAAAGGTAGTATAGAATTTGATAATGGTTCACGTATTATTGCACAGGCAACTACTGAAAATACTGGACGTGGTTTGTCTATATCTTTAGCATACTTAGACGAATTTGCATTCGTTAGACCCAATATTGCTCGAGAATTCTGGACCTCATTATCTCCAACACTTGCTACTGGTGGTAAATGTATTATTACTAGTACTCCTAATCAAGATGATGACCAATTTGCACAAATTTGGAGAGAAGCTGAAAAGCGTATTGATGAATTTGGTGAGCCTAAGCCAGTAGGAAAAAATGGATTTAGGTCATATAGTGCAAGTTGGCAAGCCCATCCAGATCGAGATCAAGAATGGGCTGATGTTGAAATGAGTAAAATCGGCGAAGAACGATTTAGGCGTGAACACTTAAATGAGTTCATTGCATTTGATGAAACTCTTATTGATAGTATAAAACTCTCAATGATGGAAGGAATAGATCCATATGCAAAGCAAGGGCAAGTACGTTGGTATAAGCCTCCAGTTAGAGGAAATTTATATTTGTTAGCTCTTGATCCAAGTCTAGGAACGGGTGGGGATAATGCCGCCATACAAGTATATGAACTTCCTGGACTAAAACAAGTAGCCGAATGGCAACACAACAAAACTCCTATTAGAGGACAAGTAAAACTTATACAAACAATTATGAACTATATACAAAATGAAACTGATGAAGAGACAGAAATGTATTATAGTATTGAAAATAACACTCTGGGTGAAGCCGCATTGTATGCTGTTGACGATTTAGGTGAAGAAAATATACCTGGAACATTTTTAACAGAACCTAGAAAACGTGGAAATAGTGTAAAAGTAAGACGTGGATTTACAACTACTCATAAAACTAAAATAGCCGCATGTTCCAAATTAAAACATTGGATTGAAACAGAAAAATTACAAGTAGCAAGTAAGAACTTGTTACATGAACTTAAAACATTTATTGCTCGTGGTAATACATATGCA